CCTGTCGTCACATTCCCGTCTGGTTTTCCAGAGGGCCGACCAAACAGCTTCGCCTGGATACGGCGGAGATCTGGAAACGTGTTCCCGCCCACATAGTAGCAGCACGCATTCGGTCATTGCTGAGCGTGGATGCGCGAGAACTTTTGAGGAGATGTCCGGCTCCGGTGCTCTGCATCGCAGGAAGCAATGACGGTGTCGTCCCTTGGCGCAATGTTGAGGAGATGGTCCGTGTACGGCCGTCCGTGTCTGTGCGCAGGATCAAGGGACGCCACTTCGCGATCTACACCAATCCCACGGCCACTATGGAGGCGATCAAGGCGTTCATGGAAACCAAGAAGCAGGATGAATAGCCCCGCATGTAAATGTTCCTCGTGATTGGTCGGAAAAACGGGATCTACAGGCGGTTTCAAAAAAATTCGCTATTTCGACGGGTTTCCATTTTGCTATGACAATAACGTCTTCTACAGTTCCATTAGTTCTATCCTTTTCCGTCCCTTCCTTTCCCTTCCCGGCCTAGGTCTGGTCACAAAATCGGTCAAAGCTTAGGACGAGTCTTTTGAAGGTCCAGTGGCCATTGATCTCGGAGAGTGTCCACCACCCAAACGACTTTGATAAGATGCACTGGCGATGCATATCCCTGAACCTCTGCCACTCGGTCGTCGGTCTACGCCGTTCGACCATCCGGAGTGGATATACGAGCTGAAGTATGATGGCTTCAGGGCGATGGCCGTAATTGAGAAGGGTCAATGTCGGTTCCTGTCGCCTACCCTACATCCACTCGGAGGCTTCGATGAGTTGTCCCGCGGTCTCCTGACTGAGATCAAAACCAGCGAAGCGATTTTCGACGGTGAGTTGGCCGTAGCCGATGAGGATGGTCGATGCGATTTTCCAGCAATGATGCAGGGCAGACGCGCTGAAGCCCGCTACTTCGCCTTTGATCTTCTCTTCGACATTGGACAAGACCTTCGTCACGTGCCACTGTTGACGAGGAAGCGACGACTTCACAGTCTCTTGCAGAGACGCTCAGTCCATATAGTGTACGTGGACCATGTCATAGGCTGTGGCGAGAAACTGTTTGACCTGGTCACAGGACTGGACCTTGAAGGTATCGTGGCGAAGAGAGCCGATAGTCTGTATATGGCTGATGAGATTAACCCGCCATGGCTAACGATCCAGAACAAATCCTACAGTCAGAACGACGGACGGGCGAACCTCTTCACGAATAACACAGGGTAGCCCTCTTTTAGACCTTAGAATGTTGCCTGCAGCCCCAGTAGGCTGTGCTTGGTAATGGGGTTCTCTTCAAGACCATGCATTGCGCTGGAGGGTAATAATGAAGAAAATAGTACTGATGCTTGGCGCTGTTGGAGCAGTGTTTCTTACGATTATCTATGCCATTACCCAAAGAGAGGGCTGGCGAAGCGTTCCCGCTAAAGGGAATGAGCAGAGCAGTGGCTCACCCCAAAACCAGGGAGAATCACCTGCCCAATCCGGAGGTGATACAAGAACCCCCCTTGAGTAAAGAGCGCCCTATTTCGCGAACTCTTGCCACGGGGTCCGTATTGTGATCAGGCGTTTGCACCGTCGTGAAGAGCCGGATCGGTCTGCGTGTCCATCACCGATAGTCATGGAGCACATCATGAACCAGGAACAGTTCGGACAGTTCTGGACCCAACTCAAAGCGCCCCTCAAGGCGAAGTGGGAGAAGATTACGGATGATGATCTTGTTGAGATCGAGGGCGATCTCGCCAGATTTAGCCGCGTGGTAGAGAAACGATATGGCGAGGCACACAAGGATGAGGTCCTCACTTGGGTCAACCGCCGATACTCTCACTGGACCGGAAACTATGTGGGGATGGGATACAAGGATGCCGATCCAAAGAGACCATGACTGCCATGCTGTGATGGACCGGTAATGCATTGGATGGCTGAGTCAAAGAGGGAGAAGGGATCATGCGAAAAATTGTCATTAACAAGAGCTACGAACCGTTTTGTGTGAGTCATAAGGCGTTGCTGCGTCTCCGGGAACTCGGGCAGGAGCAGGCGATTCAGGAAACAGATCTGGGTGCCTACTGGCCGAAAGCCGCCAGACCACGAGAACCAAGTTTAAATCAATATGGCGTCCTGATTCCCCGCGACGACGAGAAGCTCGTGCGCGTGGTGGAGGAACTCGGCGAGGAGGCAAACGGTCATGGTGCGGAGCTGAAGATCGTTGAAATTCCAGATGACGTCAAGTGGGAGATCGAAAAAATTGATGGGGTGGAGCATGTGAGTGCGGTCCATGGCACTTGGAGGTGAGGTATCCACTCTGCTAACCAGGACAGGACAAACCGTGCGCCTCTGGAGCCATGTCGGAACTGTCCTGTGCGACTGCTTGTCTGAATTGCGAAAACGGACGCCGACCTGGATTGGTGCCTGCCGGCGGATCGCTTCACTGTCATGAGCAAGTGTTTTCCTGAGTTCGCAGGCCGACCCACCCATGGTATGAAAGTCGTATGCCTGGTTTGAAATGGAACCTGTGTGTGTTGACCTTGGCGCTCCTGTCGAGCGCCGCCTGCACGGCGCCCTCTATCCGTCACGACGAGGCCGTACCGCCTGTCAGTACTGTGCCGACTGGTACTCCCGAAGATCGACGTGTCTTGGCCGGCGAGTGGGAGTATGAGGAGGGCGGTGTCGTCACTCTGACCCTGGATGAGCAGGGGAACGGCACCTATCCCTGGAAGGACGGTCACTTTATCACGCAATCTCTGTCCGATCACGTGTGGCAGGGAATCTGGATTCAGAAAGAAAATGACCGGGAAGGAGGATTTAGCCTCCAATTCTCTCCGGATTTCTCAGAGGCGACGGCAGATGGTGGTATACCAGGATCGAAGATGGAATCTTTGATTCACTTCGTAAATGAGGTCCGTATTCGAATGGGTGCCTAGATGCTTTCTCGATTAAACGATGAAAAGGCCATGGAGGAATTACAGAGGCGGACGGCTTTTCGTGGAAGCACCCATGAATCTCCTGATTGATTACGAACCCATCAGCGATGCCAAATGGCAAAAAGCTAGTCCAATTCCGCACTGACCGCACATCGCCAGTGATTTGCTTATTGAAGCCCTGAAGACGTCCAGACGAGTTTCGTCAGATCCAATTTGATGGGAAGAAGCCAGTTTCTCGTTCCAGCCCCCACCCCATATCATACGAGAATGTGATCGCGCTCTGGCTCGCCTTAATCCACGCCAGCGCTTGCGCGGTGGAATCCGCCTGGTCGTCATACTTGCCCTTGGGAAACGTGGTCAGTTCGTGCAGATACTCGGCCAGCCACGGGGCCTCTTTGGGGACAGAGACGAATCCGTTCTCAATGATCGCGGTCTGCGCATGGAGGCGCATGACTTTGTTGCCTTCTGGCTCGACGCCCTGGACGATTGACAGTCCCTCGTACACAAGTTCCTGAATGAGCTGCGTGCCTGAGGCTTTATCCTCGATCAGCACCACTGTGGCGCGATGGAGCTCGGCCTGCGTGCGGACCGCGCGTTTCAGATCCGGATAGTTGAGCCGCTTGCGCAGGACATGCAGTAAAAAGATCTTTTCCCTTTTGATCCCCCAGGTCGTGCAGACGCTGAAGTCACTCAACTCCGTCTCTTTGTTGGCTGTATCCCAGCTTTGCACGATCTCATCAAAGGTCTCGGCTCGCTCGTCGAGTCCATAGGAGAGGAACCATTCCGCCTTGACCATTCCGCCCCCCTGGGGGGCCGGCGCTTGCTGATACTGGCCAGCGAAGTTCCATTCCCCCATGGTCCGGCGAATCTGTGCGAGGGTCGCCTGGGATTCCCGCTCCGGGTGCAGCAAATCACCGACCTGGCGCGTTTGCCGGCGTCTGCCCCAGGGGGACTGGATCACGAAGGACTCCTCCTGCTCCGCAATCGCGGGAAACGAGACCACGTCCCACTCCTCTTGTGCCAACAGATGTCCAACCAAATCGTCTTCGTGCAGCCGCTGCATCACCACAATAATGACGCCGCGTAACTTGTCATTGAGCCTGGTGCAGAGCGTGGTGTCGTACCAGTCATTACAGGCCCGCCGCTGAGTCTCCGATAGGGCCTCATCCGGTTTCAAGGGATCATCCAGAATGATAAAATCCGCTCCGCGCCCCGTGAGTACGCCGCCTACTGAGGTGGCCAAGCGACAGCCCTGCTGCGTGGTCATGAAATCTTGTGTAGCCTGTCGCTGTCCCGAGAGGCGGGTAGGGAAGATCGCTTGATACCAATCGCTTTGGATCAGCGCGCGCGCATCGCGCGCTAGCTTGTCCGCCAGGTCCTGTCCATAGCTCACATTGATCAGCTGTGCCGCTGGGTTGTGGCCGAGCAGCCATGCGGAAAACGCAATTGAAGCACAGTGCGACTTTAAATGGCGCGGCGGAATATTGATGATGAGCCGCCGGCTCTGGCCGAGGCGGCAAGCTTCGAGCTTGGCGGCCATGAGCTCAATGTGCCAGTTGGGTAAAAACACCGTCTGTGGATTTAACTCGTAAAACCCACGATGCAGAAACGTGTAGAAATCCTGACGGAGCACGGTGCGATATTCTTCAGCGGTGAGCAGGCTCATTGTTCTCTCCTTCGGTGTGACGGATACGCGCGATGAGGTGTTGCATCACGAGCTGATCCGCCTCCGTGATGTTCATACATGGTTGACTCGATTCGCCGGAATCGCTGTCGAGGACGTGCAATACGTTCAAGACCTGTTGCGTCGCACGGGGATCGCCTTGTGTGGCTTTGTTGACCAACTGCTTCACCGTGGCGACCAGCTTCGTCACGGGATAGCGCTGGCCCCCTTCATTCACGATGACCTGTTCGCTCAACGCTTGCTCAAGAGCGGTCGCGAAGTTCGGGGTGCCTTTGGGGCGCCCTTTGGGATTGCCCGATCGGCCTTTCGTGAACTGGGTCCTTCTCGGAGGCTTCCGATAGCCCACGGGATAAGGGGGTGTCTCCTTGTTCTCATCCGACATGGGGGCCTCCCTTTTGGCTCGCAATTTCATCGAATAGGTTGCTGGAGGTCGCATGGCGAGCCTGGTGCCCGGTCCAGTTCTGCCAGCGGCGAATGGCCGTGTCGACGTAGTGCGGATCGAGTTCGAGGGCATAACACACCCGACCCGCTCGCTCGGCCGCAATGACGGTTGTGCCGCTTCCTAGAAATGGATCGAGGACGATGTCGCCACGTGCGGAGGCATCGAGGAGTGCATCCGCGACAAGCGCGACTGGTTTCACCGTGGGATGCAGCGCATTCAGATTTCCTTCCTCCATCTCCCGCCCAAACGAGTTCCCGCCGGGATAGCTCCACACGTTGGTGCGGTACCGGCCATACTGGCCGAGCTGAATATTGTTTCGATGTCGGGCCGTGCCGGACTTGAAGATGAACACCAACTCGTGCTGTGAGCGATAGAGCGATCCCATCCCGCCGGTGCCCTTATCCCAGACGCAAAGATTCTTCAGCTCAGTGAAGGCCGTTCGTCCTGCAGCGAGCAGTTCGTTCATGTGCCTCCAATCCATAAAAAGGTAGACGAGGCTGCCCTCGACCAGGGAGCGAGCCATGAGCGTACAGGCTTGAGTGAGAAAGGCCATGAACTCGACCTCGTCCATCTCGCCCGAGGCCATCAGGAAATCTTGGTGCCGAATTCGTCCAAGCCCTCTCGCGTGGCCGTCGATCGGGACATTGTAGGGAGGATCGGTAAACACCATTGCCGCTCGTTTGTCTCCGATCAGCGCCGCATACGCCGCGGCGTCGAGGGCGCTGCCGCAAAAGACACGATGTGGCCCGAGCAGCCACAGGTCACCCACTTGGCTCACGGGTGGGCCTGAACACACGTCTGGAACTGTGTCGGCTGGGTCGTCATCGCCCGGCGACGTCGGCGTGAGCCCCTCGAGTAATAGGTCGATCTCGCCCATTTCGAAGCCAGTCGTTTCGAGGCTGAAATCGAGTGCCACCTCCGCGAGACCTTTCAACTGCTCTCCGAGCAAACGCTCATCCCACGTTGCATTGACGGTGAGCTTGTTATCGGCGAGCAAGAAGGCCTTGGCTTGCACGGTTGTTAGGTGGTGCAAACAGATCGTCGGCACGTTCTGGAGGCCCAGAACCTGGCAAGCCAGGACGCGGCCATGCCCGGCCACAATCCGCAACTGGCCATCAATGAGGACCGGCACATTGAAGCCAAAGGCCGCAATGCTCCGCGCGATTTGGTGGATCTGTTTCTTCGAATGCAGCCGCGGGTTCTTCGGATCGGGGGTCAACTCGGTAATTCGCCGGTACACCACCTCAAGCTGGCGCCCCCCGTGACCGTCGACGACTTCCGCCGCCTTTTTCTTCCAAGCACTCATGTCTTGCCCCTCCTCTAAACTGGGTTAGTTGGTCGGCCCTTCTATATATGGGAAAATCTATTGGCACTTTCGCAGGCTTTCCTGTAAGCCTTTGATATCCCTCGCTTCATGGATCACCAGTCAGGTCCCAAGAAAAGAGGGCTGGGCGGTCAGGTAGAGTTCACCCCCAGCAAGCATGGGAGAACCTCCTGATTTTCTGGCTCGTTACCGACTTGCTTTCCCGCCCCCCACAGAGCGTCAATGTGCTCGGAGCCTGGCTCACCATGGACCCTTCACCACTCGCCATTCTGGCCCAGCAGTCGGCAAAGGACCTCCGCGCCCTCTGGCCGCAGTGGTTCGATCACGCCCCACCGAAGCGTCTCCGTCGAGACCTTCTCATCCGTGCGCTCGCGTACCGAATGCAGGAGCGGGCACAGGGTGGGTTAAGCACAGCGACGCGGTGCAAACTCCGCGCGCTCGCTGAGGCCGTGAAGACCAAGACGGTTTTTGATGTCGTCGAGACCCGGCGCCTCACTCCCGGGACGCATGTGATCCGTGAGTGGGGGAATGAGATGCATCAAGTCACCGTAGAGGCGACCAACTTCCTCTATCGAGGCCAGCGTTATCGGAGTCTCTCCGAGATCGCACGCCGCATTACTGGTACCCGCTGGTCCGGGCCGGTCTTCTTTGGGGTGAAACCCTCTGCCCGGGGACGAACCTCGCGCCCAGAGGTGAACGGATGAAGAAGATTCGTTGCGCGATCTATACGCGCAAGTCATCTGAGGAAGGGTTGCACCAAACCTTCAATTCCTTGGATGCGCAACGTGAAGCTTGTCTCGCCTATATAGAAAGTCAACGCCACGAAGGGTGGCGGGCTCTTTCTACCCGCTACGATGACGGGGGCTTTTCGGGCGGAACCATGGATCGCCCCGCCTTAACCACGTTGCTGGCCGACGTCGAGGCGGGGCGGGTGGATACGATTGTGGTCTACAAGGTGGATCGGCTCACGCGGTCGCTCGCCGATTTTGCGCGGATCATTGAACGGCTGGAAGCCACCGGCGTGGCGTTTGTCTCCGTCACACAACAGTTCAGTACGACGAGTTCGATGGGACGGCTGACCTTGAATGTCTTGCTGTCCTTTGCTCAGTTCGAACGGGAAGTGACGGGCGAACGCATCCGCGACAAGATTGCGGCCTCCAAACGCAAAGGGATGTGGATGGGCGGCACCGTGCCGCTCGGCTATGATCTTCGAGAGCGGCAACTCTTCGTGAATCCCGACGAAGCCGAGCAGGTCCGGCTGATCTATGGCCTCTATCTCGAGCTCAAGTGTGTTCATCGACTCAAGCTAGAACTGGATCGGCGCGAGATTCGGAGCAAGGTCCGCCTAAGCCAGATGGGCCGGCGGTTGGGCGGCGTACCCTTCTTCCGCGGCGCACTCTACAGCATTCTCAAGAATCGTTTGTACCGTGGCGAGATCGTCCATCGTGGCGCGATCTATTCGGGCCAACACAAGGCCATTGTCCCGACCGAATTGTGGGACGCTGTGCAAGCATTGCTTGCCACCAACAATCAAGCCAAGCGTACCGGCGTCTACGCCAAAGATCCGAGTCTCTTGGCTGGCCTCGTGTTTGATGATCGTGGGAATCGTCTCACACCGATCCATACGATTCGGCGTGGGATCCGGTATCGGTACTATGTCTCGCAAGCGGTGCTCCAGAACCAACCCGAGCAGCAGGGGAGGGTGTGCCGCCTGCCAGCCCACGATCTCGAGCAGCAGGTAATTAAGGAGGTGGAGCAATGGTTAGCCACTGGGCGAACGTTGTTGGAAGAACTCGCGCTCCCATCTGATGATGCATCGACCCAGGCGACCCTGCTCGTAGGGGCCAAGTCGTGGGACGATCTGAGGATGCGTGAGCCAGCCAAGATCCGAGCGTTTCTCTTGGCCACTCTTCGACGAGTCACCATCGAAGAAACCAGCATCCACCTCGTCCTTAGCCGATCAGGATTGCGGGCTGTCCTCCTTCAGGGCATGGACATCTTCTCGGCGGTGCTCAAACCAAGCCACGGGCAGGAAGAGCCTGACGACATGATCCAGGTGTCAGTCAACGTCAAGCTCAAGCGGTGCGGCGGAGGGATTCGGTTGATCGTGGGAGGAAAGGCCGGCTCAGAGCGGCCAGCCCAGCTTAATGCCGCGCTCATCAAAGCGGTGGCCCGGGCGCATGTCTGGTCTGAACAGCTCCTCTCGGGGGAGGCGGAAATCGCTCCAAGCCATCGCGCGTGCGCAGGGGTTGGACAAGCGTTACATCGGGCGGATTCTCCGCTGCGCATTTCTCGCGCCTGACTTGGTGGAGGCGATTCTCGATGGCCGTCAGCCGCCTGTGCTTACCCTCGAACGGCTCCTCGACAACCTGCCGTTGGACTGGGCCTCGCAGCGCGAGGCGCTGAGCCTGATCCACACATAGCGACAATCCCCTCTGATACCTAGCGTGACCAGGCGTATAGGACGGCAGCAGCGCTCCATTTTGGAGACACGGCGCTTATCGCCTACGGCGCTGAGGATTACCGGAGCATTTGAACGGAGTCCGTAGTCTCGTGGCTGCCTTGCGAAGGGGACTTCTCAACTTCCTGGCAGAGAATCATCGACCAAAAGGAGGAAGGAGGAGCGAGATACAGCGGTAATGCGAATAAGAAGGCAGGTTGGCGCGCCGCATGTCGTTGAAAAGTCGGGGCATTCTCCCAAGAGCGGAGAATGCCTCATTAAGCCGTAGACTCAATGGCGGAGGGGGCGAGATTTGAACTCGCGGACCCCTTGCGAGGTCTCCGGTTTTCAAGACCGGCACGTTCGGCCGCTCCGTCACCCCTCCATGGTTTACTTTGCGTGTGATGTCAGTGCTTTGTATCAACCCCTCTAGTTTGGTCTCTTCCCGAGGTTGCGCCTGGGTTGCGGATTCAGGCTTCCAGCCTATCAACCCGGCTATGTTTTCTTGTGGGTCATCAAGCCGCTGGACTTGGTGCCGATGGTCTCCTTGGAAGAGGTGTGAATAGATGTCCAGTGTAATGCTGATACTACCATGACCAAGCTGCTGTTGGATGTATTTCACGTTGGCGCCTTGCTGAATGAGGAGACTGGCGTAG